CAAAATTTTCACGGAAGCCGTTAGTTTCTGCGTTATAACTTGTTTTAATCCAAACTCCACCTAAAGAATTTACGAAAGATTCGCCTTCATCCGGTTCATTATTGTTACCAACGACAACCCTTATTACTAAATTTTGTTCGTCTATTTCAGCCCAATGCGACATTAGTTCCCCTTACGCAATTAAATAACGAATAATTACTATGCCAGAGCCACCGTTACCGCCGTTGCCGGCAGATCCCGCGCCACCGCCACCACCGCCGCCGCCAGTATTCGCAGTTCCATTTGAACCGGCAACACCACTTGCGCCACCTGCTCCGCCGCCGTCGGTTGCGCTTCCGGCGGAACCTGTATTAGCACCGCCGCCGCCTCCGCCTGCGCGACCAACACTTGAACCTGTAATTGAAGATGAAGTTCCAGCACCGCCCGGCGCCGCGCTTGAAAAAGCACTTGCCGGCGTAGCAGATGATCCCCCACCGCCGCCGCCGTTATAATATGGGGCAAAATAACCGAAACCGCCAGCAAAACCTTCTACGGGAGAATAGCCGCCTGAATTACCAGCTGCTCCTTCTCTTTCAGGTGTTCCGCTTCCAGATGAAGTTCCGCCACCGCCTGATCCGCCAGTTGTTGGAGCAGTGTAAATGCTGCCAGTAAAGCCAGCACCGCCACCTCCGCCTGATGCATTAATAGATCCTAATGAAGAAGTAGAACCAGAACTTCCAGTTCCAGTAGATGATCCTGCACCACCTCCACCAATTGTAATTGTTTGGTTGGTGCTAATCGAATATGAAGTAGCTGATCTATATCCACCTGCTCCGCCGCCGCCGCCAGTCCAACGACCGCCGCCGCCTGCTCCTGCAATTAGTAGATAATCACAAGTTAAACTTTGTTTAGGCGCAAAAGTTCCAGATGAAGTAAAACTATGAATCCAATAAGTTCCGTCATTGGTAATAGTTCCGCCAGTAGCTTTTGGTTGTGGCGGCGCGGACGAAACAATCCCTAGAATTAATGGCATTATGCTAGATCACCAATTATCGTAAAAGTGTTTGAGCCAGTGCAAATTATTGAGCAAGCTGAATATCGAGCCCGAAGAGTTGGTGCGCTAGATGTAGCCCCAGTTGAAGTAATGGTTACGCCAGCACCTTGAGCGAATGAAGTCAAGCCAACACCTATTGACTGCACGTTGATGATATTGCCTGTTGCAAAAACCGATGGTGGGACTGTAATCGTTACAGCTGACGCATTTGAAGACGTAACCAATTTTCCTAGATCACTCGCGACAAGAGTGTAAGTCGTCCCAGTTTGAGCATTGAAACTTAAAGTGGTGTCATCTTGTTCAATCCATACAAAGTCCAAATCTGTCCCAGAATTCTTCGCCAAGACTTGTCCCGTTGTGCCGCCTTTTAGATCAACAAATGACGAGTCAACGCCATTCAATGAAGTGCGAATTGCCGCCGCTCCATCTTTGACTAAGTCGGTGTCGTCCGGTGTCTCCCACCCGAAGTTTGTTGTCGTTGCCATGTCTTCTCCTTTATGCGACCACGGTCGCGTTCAACCAGTCTAGTGTAGGGCTTAGGGTGTTCCATTGTTCGGATATTGGCACGTCGTCCCATGTAAATGCTTGCAAGCTGAAAGCAATTGGCGAGAGGTTCAGTGTCAAAGATAGATTGTTGACGCTTGCATTAAAAGTCCAACCTTCGACAAACCCTTGAAATTCGCCATCGTTCATGTTGTTTGGTAGATCCATTATGTTGAGCGGTAAGCCCATGAACACACCCAAAAGCGTGTCTCGGTCTCCATCAGTAATGTTTGGATTTCCAAGCGCAAAAGTTATTGAGTCAAACATCGCCCGGGGATTTGCCCTGAGAGTTAAGTAAAATTCGGCTTGAGAAGTAGCGTCAGCGGAGTTGTGCAAAGTAGTTTGAATCGATTGTGCTAGTTTTCCATAGGTAGCAATCGAAGCTAAATCTTCGGCTTCAGCTGTGCCAGCCCGCCATTTGATTGCAATAGAATTTCGGACATCACCGGCACGCGTGGAAGTCCTTAGACCATAAGCCAGCGCGTCCGTAGCTGTGACATCAAGATACCCATTTGTGGAAAGATAAACGCTTCGGTGAGTGCTCTCGTTGTAGTTAATTCGCCCGGCTGAGTCTTCGGATAGGTAGCCAAGTCCGGAAGTAGCCAGCGAAGCGACAAGCGAATAAATGTCGGTGATGTCTGCCGTCCGGGCTTGCAGTTCATAGTTTCCATTATCAATCTCGCCAAGACCATTATTTTCAGCATTTGTCCAAATTGTTGCAGGATCATAAGTATTCCACTGCAATGCGGCTGGGACTGCGTTCCAATTGTCAAACAAGATTTGGCTCAAAATGGTTTTAATCTGGACGCCGTCAAGATCCTTTGAAAGCACGCCTTCGGTTAAAGCTTTTGGCAATCTTGACAAAGCCCCGAGAGCTGTCAGATTGATGGTTTGAGAGATTCCATTTGTGCCCGAAGAGCTGACTTCCACAATGATGTCCGTAATAGATCCGCCAAATATAGGCACATAAGTCCCGGCAGAATTCTGGACTTCAATTGTTATGCCTTGATTTATCTCTGCCGTTATTGCGGACTCATCAAGATTGATCAGTGACACATTGCAATACCCGGCGACTGGTTGCGAGTAAATGTCGGTGCGTCCGGAAGTGATTGTGAGATTTGCCAAAGTAACATTTTGAAATTCAACCGCGTTAATTTTGACGCGCCACACTGGAGTCCAAACGCTCACTAGAAGGTCAGAGCTCCCGCACCCAAAGCCCCACGGGCTTGCGATCTATTTAGAACCTGAATGATTTGACGAGCTGTGCCTTCCGGATCAATTGCGCCATTCACGGTCAAATTGATGGTTGTGCTTCCACCCATTCCGTTTGGCACGATCGTGCCGCTGGACTTAGGCACAAACAGCTCAGCTCCGCGCTCTCCGACCACATAAGGCGTCCCGCCTGTTACAGCTCCACCATTTGCCCGAAAGCCGCCAAAAGCCGAGCTGACCAGATTGCTCACCCCTTTGACAATTGGGTTGTTTTGAACCAATCTAATGAGATTTCCAATTGACTGGACAACCCCATCAATGAACCCGACAAGCTTTGCAAATCCTGTGATGAGCCCGGATAACAAAGTGCCCACCACTTTAAGAGCCGCTCCCAAAACTTCGCCTAATACTGGCGCAAGAATCTCGGCGACAAATGACGCAAAAGCTTTGAACGCATTAAACAATGGTTTGAGATTGTCTTCATTGTTTTTAATTGTTTTTGCAATCTTTCCAAACGCTGAAAACAAGCCTTCAAGAATTGGCTGAAACACATTGACAACCCCAGGAATCACGATCTCGGTAATGAAAGACCACCATGATTGAAAAATTGGGATTAAAACATCTTTGAAAAATGTGGCAATGTTTTCAAAAGCCGGAGCAAGTTTTTTGCCAATATCTTCGGCAAGCAATGAGACCGCTGGGATTACATTATTTACAATTCCGCTAACGAGTGGAGTGATGGCGTCGAGCACAAATGATCCGACTGTCTCTTTACCTTCAGAAAATGCCACATTAAGTCTTTGCATTTTGCCAGCGAATGTGTCAGCTTGTTTTGAAGCTTGACCTTCGAAAGTTTTTGACAATGCCCCAGTGACTTCATCGAAAGACATAGTCTTAAGCTCTGCCGCCGAGATACCAATTCCCAGCTTGCCAAGTGCTGTGGCATTGCCTTCATAAGCTTTGCCCAAAGCATTTGAGACCGTCTCCAGAGACTTGCCAGAGCCCGCGGCGATGTCAATTGCCAGCGATTGCAATCTTTGAGCCTCTTCAACATCTTTTGTGGATCTGACTAATCTTTCCAGCGATGGTCGAAGCTGATCATCGGTTAAGCCAGTGAGAAGCGAAGTTTTTGTGATCTGATTTTCAACAGCGGCTATCTGAGCATTTGTCGCGCCTGTTGTATTTTGCAACGAAGCGGCAAGTTTGACTTGTGCCTTTTCGTCTTCAATTGCGGCTTTGACGCCATCAACGAGAAGCTTGCCAGCGTAAGCCGCCGCCGCCGCTCCAGCGATTGCAAATGCCGCTCCGGCTTTTTTGCCAAAGTCGGCAACCCTAGATCCAAAACTTTCGACTTCATTTGTCGCGCCTTTGACCCCGCGCTTTAATTCATCAAAGTCAGCGTCGAAGGTAATCTTTATTTTTGGAATTCCAGCCATTACGCAACTCCCCCTCTTTTAGCGACTTCCTGAATCATCTCGGCATATTCCTTCGCGACGATTGGCACATAAAACTCAACAGCTGGGGCAATCCAATATCCGCGAGGATTTGCCCGCACTTTGAATCTGTCTGTGTATTTGCGACCGAGTGAGTCAATGCCGGGGTGCGATCCGTATTCAGTGCCCCAAAGCAATGCGCCCGCTGGGGCTGAGGTTTGTTTTGTCTTTTGTCCTTTTGAATTTTTTTGCCCGCCATACTTTCGACCGACTTTTACACTCCCGCCAATATCAACACGGATCAATCTATCTCTCGGAGTCTTAATGGCTTTTGAATTAGCGAGAAGCTTTGTCGCTGGGGCTGGGGCTTGATTGGCAGACATCATTAACTGACCCGCAAGCCGTTGCGATAATGGTTGAGCTCTTGTGCGGACTTCATCTTGCGTCTCTTTATCTAGTGATCGCAAAACTCCAAGCAAGTCTTTGAGTTGACGTGGATCGACTTCGATTGCATAAACGCCTTGTTTAGCCGCCGCCATTTCGTCTCTCCAAAATCTCCAGTGTGGTCTTTATGTCTTCAGCTGTCTGCCATTCACTCTTCGGGAGACCCGTCGCGATGGCGAGCTCCCAAAGTAAACGATTTACGCTTCCAGCTTCAAAACTTTTGGGTCTTGACTCTCCGTTGATATATCAGCGACGGTCTCGATCCAAGCTTCGTAAGGTTTGACTGGCTTTCCAGCCGCTTCGCGTTTCATGGCGTTATAAGCCAAGAAAAGCAAATCGCTGACCCCAATCTTGTCTTGCGCTTGTTGAATTGTGTTGCCTGTCTTAATCTCCCACTTTGCCCACTCGGGTGGAGCGGCGATGTAAGTCGCCGACTCCCCTGAGCTGTATTCGATTGTGATTGCTACTTTCATGCTCCCGTTTTCCTTATCTCTTAGCTGAATGTTTCGGTTGGTGTTCCCACGACTGTGAAGCTCATGCTAACAGTCTGAGCGTCTGGGCTTGAACCGCCCACGCTCGGAAAAATTGGCAAAACATTGAACGCAAATGACGCGCCTGTGACTGCGACCATTGTGACCGCAAGTGTTGTGTTTGGTGCTGACTCTGCCGCCGCCCATAGAGCTTCACAAAGAGAATCTGCCGCGCCCCAATCTGCAAGCATTTCAACATCAAAAGTCCATTGCTTATCGATTGATTTGTAAGCTTTAGAAAATAGTGTGTTGTAGGTTTCAATAGTTACATCTCCGGAAAGTGTCGCCGATGTGGCTTGCTCTCCGTAGCTTTTGGTCGCGATCGTCAAGGTGATGTCGCGTCCGGTTATGACGGTCGTTGCCATTTTTGCTCCTATGTTTGTGTGTAGTAAGTGCTTACTTCGATCTCACTTGCGAGCACGACTGCCCCGCTTGCGAGTTCGACCGGGATTGGGTTTGAGACCGATCCAAGAATGTATCCAGCGGGCAGTGCGCCAAGCACGCTCATCGCTAATTGCTCAAGATTGTCAAGAGCTGATGGATTGTCATAATTGGCGACGCCAAGAGTGACGACCAAATTGACCTTGACTTTTGTAACAGATTTTCCAATTAAAACGGTCTCCAGATATGGAGCCGCTGGGACTATGACCGCAAATGGCACTTGTGGAGCGGCTGGCACAGAGTCATAACAATTTGCGGCGACTGAACTTATTGCAGTCTTCAAAGCACCGCGCACATTTGTGGCGATAGATGATGGCATTACATTGCCATCGCTTCGGTATCAAGTAATTCGCCTAAGAGCCCAGAGCAACGATTCAAAAGTGATCTGCCCATTTTGAACGGTGACGGGGCAAAATCCTGTCCCTCGATTTGCCCGCCCGCCGCCGTCCGCGATTGGAAAACTTCTATTGACACGACATAAATTGCAGACTCGACCCGGGGATTTGCCGCGTAGAGATCGGTCGCTGAATATCCGGAAAGAGTCGCTTTACCCGATGGTATTGATTGTCGTAAAGTCACATCGATGGCAATAAGCGCAACGGTAAAAGCTTTTGAATCAATGACACTTGTGACGGTAAAAGTTGCGCTGAATGGAGCGGGAAGCGAGGTAACGATTGCGCTCTGACCCACTGAAAAATTGTGCGGAGTCTGTGTGTAGAAAGTTGCGACATTTGACTCAAGTTTGTAAGCGTTCACAGCTGACGCATGAGATACGAGAAGCGGCAAAATTACGCCCTCGGCTGTGTTAATTATTTCGTCGAGATAGGCGTCATTGTATAAAGAAGAGCTCACACCCAAGACTGATCTCAGCTGAGTGGCTGTGATAATCGCGGGCATGAGCTTTCCTTTCGTTCGACTCGGTCAGTTTCGGGAGCGACCCTGACCGATGATTATGGTTTTACTTGTTGTTACGGAAAGCTCCACCTGCGAGCTTCACTGCACATGCACCGAATGAATAAATGCCGATGGTGATTGAACCGTCAGCGGTTGATTCAGCGCGTAGTTGATATTGTGATCCTTCATACCATGTGTAAGCATTTGGGTTGACGATAATCATTGAGCCGTCGTCTGATCCAGCTGGCGCGGCGAAGTCTGCATATAGATCAAGACCACCGACATTTCCGCGAAGACTGTCTGGGCGCAAAGCTCCCCCAGCGTTCATCGGATTTGCGGCGATGTAGATTGGGCGACCATTGTCGTTGAGTGACATTGTGTTAGCCCATTGTGAAGCACCCATGATGATATTTTTTGCAAAGTCTTGAGTGTTTGTATAAACGGAAGCCGCACCGCGAGAGACATAAGCAATAAGCTCTGCCGCTGTTGGAAGTGCCGCAAGTGTTGTTCCGTCGATTGTTGCATTTGATACAAGCAAGCCGTTGACATAGGCGTTTTGTGCCTTAGCCATTGCTTTACCCATATTCGCCAAAAGCTCGTTGTAGAAAAGTGGCGATGTGCGTGTTAATAATTCCACCGAGAATTTTTGTTGTCCGGCGAACTTCTTAACATCAACGCTCAAAAATGAGCTGTTTTGGTCTGTCTCGTTGAAAATTGCGTCTTCGGCAACGACCGCAACAGTCGGAGCCACTGTAATTTTTGGAATTTCAAAAGTCATGCCCGCGTCTGGTAATGCTCCGCGAGAGATTGCGTCGATTGATGGACGAGTGCCATTTGAGACGCCGTTGATGACTTCGGAAAGTTGACGAGTTGGGACAAGTCCCGCGTTGTCAGTTGTGTTGTCTGCGGCGAGAACATAGAGGCGAGCCTCTTCTGATCCCATCGCGGCTTGAATCTTGTTTTCAAGATACTTCGCGGCAGTAATTTCGATTCGTGGTGTAGCTGTAAAGCCGCCCACTGGTCGAGATGACGCTGTGATGGATTGAGTAGCTTCTACCGTCTCAGCGGTTGAAGCGTCTTTGACGGTGTCTTCCACTTCGTCTCCTTTTTCTTCGGTTGATGGTGTTGCTTCTGCGTCATCTTTTGACTCAGAATTTTCGTCTTCGGTCGCGGCAACTTCGGCGACTCGGGCTGATCTAACAGCTGGCTCGGATACAAGTGCGACCCCGGTCAATTCTCCGGACAAGACTTTCATTGTCCCGTCTTTGAGTGTCTCGTATTCATTCACAGCTAATTCAATCGAGAAGCCGTCGCGCAGACCTTCGATGGCTTCAACAAGTGCGTCCGATCCAGATGTGGTCTGCGCGATTTTGAATGAAGCATTGATGGCTTTGTCGCCGTCCATTTCCATGCTCAAAGTCTTTCCGATTCTGCGAGCACGATCATGTTCAAGATTTAGAAAAACATTTTTTGGCTCGATTGAACCTTTTGCAAATACGACTTTTCCAGTGCTTGCATTTGCTGGCTCATCGAAAGCAACAATGCGCCCGGTGATTGTCCGGGAGTCAGAGTCAGCCGCCGTGATTGTGAATGGAGTTGTGATTTTCATAGAAGCATGTCCTCTTCCTCGCGTATTTCCTCGACACTCATTGCGCCGATTTCGTTTAGTATCTTATAAACTTGCGCACGCTGTAATGGATCGCCACGCAAGAAATCATCGATGTCGAATTTGCACTCTGTCCCTTGACTTATGAAATCCTGAAAAGATAGCCGCTGTTCAATGACTGACATCGTGGATCGAAAAGCAAAATCGATAAGGTCGCGCCTTTTGTCAAGAGCGTTGGAGTAAGTGAATGTCGTTGGCTGTGCGTCCGCGAAGTAAGCCGGTAATCCGCACGCTCTGGCGAGTTCCAAACTCACATACATTCTCGCTTCATTTAATTGAATCGCTTTAGGATCAAAGCCAGCTTGTTCAAGAGATACATCTGCATTTAGAAAAGCCGTTGATTTTTTATTTCGTCGAGCGTTGCCAAATGATGTCAAAAGATTTGCAACACGGTCTTTCGGTAGCGTTGCGCCAGTAGATTTCAAAATCATCAATGGATTTGGCTCATCGGCAAAATTCATCGCCGCTTTTTCTAGCGAAGCCGCCGCTTTAATTGTGCGACCAGCGCGTGAGAGTAATCCTTCGGTGACTCCAGCAAATTGCACAAGATTATTCGGATCGACATACTCTTGATCTATGCGATACCCAGTGATTTCAGTAACCATCGGGTTGACTTCAACAAATACGCGCTCGGGTGCAATTCTTTCCATCGAGCGAATTTTTCCGGTGTCTGCATAACGCTCTGTGACATAAGCATAAGCGACTGGGTGGAAGAATAAATCGCTGACAATCCAGCTCCAAAATGTAACGCCCGGAATTCGTGGGTCGGGTTGATTTATTACGCGCGGAGCTTGAACCTTCTCGCCTGTTGCAACATTGCGAACATGAAGCGGCAATGATCCGATTGTCTGCATGACACCAAGACATCGCGCCACAGTAGGCACGCTCATTGCTTCCGCTCGGGTTGCGCTTACGATTCCCGAAAAGAATATATTGGAAGTCTCGGAGTAATACGGTGCAACCGAAGCCGCCGCGACATCGACGGATTCTTGAGGCGCGGCAGTTCGGATCGTTGGTGTGAAGAAATCAAGAAAACCCATGCGCAAATTTTAGCCGCTGGCTTTTACTCTTACCCCACCATGATGTCAAGGTCTGACTCTGGGCGTGTCGCATAATGCGTTACAAGTGCCGCCGCGACGCAAGCTGTCACGGTGCTTTGAGAAGCTCTGCGACCAATAGACCAGCCACCATCGCCAAATGGTAATCGAGCGGCAGACAAAACTTGTTTGGTAAATTCCGGTTGATTGCTATGCCGAAAACGCTTTGAGGTGATCGCTCCCAAAAGCTCGTCGCACGATTGTCCATAGAGAGCCCCGTCGATGTCCGAGATTGGAATTCCGGCGGGCATGAGCCGGGACGCAATAGCGGAAGCGGTGCGCTTTGAATACGCGACGACTTCCGTGGGGTATTCGCGGCAATATGGAGCAACATCATTTGCCACAGCTTTGTCATCAAGTGAGATTGGGTTGTGCCATGTGTGCATGAGCTTGACATAGAATCTTTCAGCGTCGATTCTTTGAGCCGCAACAAGAGCCGCATTTTTACGATCGGGACTGACATCGATTGCGAACCAAGTCTGCTTTTCTGGATCAAGCTCGAGAGTGTCATCGGCACATTCAGCAAATGAATCGCTCGGGATCGCGGCGGAGATTGTTTGAACCCATCTACACAATACCTCAGTGCGGACTACATCGGGCGGATCATTCAAGACTGCTCTCAAATTGTCGATGTGCACAGTGTGACCGAGTGCCGGATTTGCCATCGCGGCTCCAGCCCAGAATCTCGGTGAGTCATCGATTGCGTCATAATCACTCGACCACTCGAACCAGCCAATGTCATCATTTGTCCCGCCCATTGAAGCGGCGAGCCCGCGCTCGCGTAATTGGTTGAGCACTAGGCTGTGCTGATCGCCAGCATTTGAAAGAGTCCACAGCTGAGGATTGTCAGCCGCCATCATCGTATATCGAAGCGAAGCCCATGTCGTCTCGTCTTTCATCTCTCGAGTCTCATCAATGAAAACGGTCTCCGGCTTTGAAATTCCTCGAGCCGCACTCGCCCCAGCTTTGACCATGTAGCGATTTCCGGTGATTGTTTCAATCTCTTCCGATCCATGAGCCCAGCGAATTCGCTTGACCTGTTTTGCAAGCCCTTCGTTTGACTCGATGAGCTGAACAAGATCGCGGAAAGTCTCCAGCGAAGTTGTGAGCCGATGAGCTGTGCCGATTTGTAATTTCTGATCCCACTCAAACAAGTTCATCAGAATCTTTGCCTTCATGAGCGTGGTCTTTCCTTGTTGACGAGCCACGACGATATTGACCAGCGGGTGCACCCATCTCCCGTCCGGCTTAATTTTGTGAGCGTGGATTGCGACAAATTCTTGCCACGGCATAAGCGGCATTGAGATTGAATTACAGAAATCAATCATTTCTTGCCCGCGACTGGGTAAGTCGTTGAGTTTTGTGTGAATTCGTGGAGTCGGAGAGCCATAGAGCTTCTCCAGCCCCCCCTCTTCAAGCCCTGTGAGCCCGTCTGAGCCTATTGCGACCAGTTGGGGACTCTTTGAGTCGTCTGGCGTCCTAAGCATGGCTCTCAGAGTCGTTTGGTGGTGAATTAAAACCTCGGGGGGACATGACGGTGGAATCCCCCTGCAAAAAAAACTCGGTCACTGATTTGTTTCCGCGTGAGTAATTGCATTTGCGACAGCTTGCCACAAGATTATCCGGATCATCAAGCCCACCTTTACTCACTGGCACAATGTGGTCAACAGTGTCGGCGTATTTGTAGCACCAAGCACAGACCCAGTCATCGCGTTCAAGTATTCGAAGCCTTAGCTTCTTCCAGATTGCGCTGTTAGCTTTGCGCTGCGAGTGCATGGTCATCAATACCACCCCGCTCCGGTCTTGACCCTTCGAATCTCCCACGCTTTTAGAGCCTTGCAAGGTAGATCGTAGCGATGTTTTATGTAGCGAAGTCCCCAATCGATCTGATTGAAAGCATTTAAGTTTTTTACTTTTTCGTTTCGAATCTGTGGTATTCCGTAATGCGATCCGTTTTTGCTTTTAGGATTCCAGTGTGACTCGTAAGTCCAGAGCTTTGATAGGCATGTGAATTGATGTTCATTTATTAGCTTTGAGTAAGCATAGAATTTATAGATTTCAATCTCTTTCGAAGCACTTGCCGCATTGACCTGAGTCGGCTGTAACAGAGTTACACATAGCACGCCCATAAGCACCAAACGCCCGCGCGAGCTATCCGCCTCAGCGGCTCGCTTCGAGCGAGTGGAGCGTAGCCCTCGTGTCAAATAGGTGTCAAGCATGAGCGTATTCTTGAGCGTGTCCCACAGGGTGTTAACTAAATGTGGATAAGTCATTTCTTAGTCCCACCCCACCCAGTGCCCTTGAATGTGACCAGCGGAATTGTCCAAATCCGGCTCATTTCTTGATGGCAACATAATGGCGCGTCGATTCCGTTATTGATTGGACTCTCAATGGTTGCAGTCCAGCCACACTCATCACATTCGAATTCATAACTTGCCATTGATAGCCCTCTCGTAAGCCTCTTTGAAAAGTTGTTCGTCAGCTTCGGCTCTTTCGGCTTTTGTCATGATCCGATTTTCTAGCATTTCAATTCCAATGACGCCACAGCCCATGCACTCAACACAGACAATGCCCACAGGTAATCGGTCGTTAAAGTCCCCGATTAGCTTGTGCGGTTGTGTGCCCTTACAAATGCGGCACTTAAATCTAAGACTTTGCATAGGGGCTCTCCAATAGATTCTCAATGGGTTGCAGTGAGTCTTGCGTGACCCACCATGAATTTGTCCGATCTTGCCGATAACGTGGTTTTTTAGCCACTGCCACAGGTATCCAGCCCGCAATCCGGTAATTTGGGGACTTGCCCACAACGAGCACAGCGATGTCTTCCACGCGATCCAAATCGCTGACAATCAGGTGACCCAGATTCCAGCGAGTCCATTTGACTTCGATGTTTGTGCCCACGTCTGCGACTGTTTTGTAATTTGTATTTGCTAGATCTTCAATCGGTGTCCCGAAATGCTTTGCCACAGCTATCTCAGCTCCAATCGCCTCACTCTGTTGCAAGACAAACTCTGGAAAACTCATGCGCTCTTTGTCGTGTTGATAATTGCGCTTTTCAGTAATGCCTAAGAATTGCGGCATATATCGAATTGCTCTAATCAACCCAATTTCGGCTTGTTTGATAACTTCGCTCTGATCGAGATCTATGTAGCTCATTTGCCCAAACACCCGGCGCAAGTAGCCATGAAATCATCAATGACCGCTCCGTCCGTAGGTTGCGGCTTTTGGCATGTATCGCACCCAAACCATTTGCCTTCGGCTGGCAGTCCGGGAGCCCCGCTGAATCTCTTATATGTGCCGTCCGCGTAGAAGATCATTGCTTCACCCATTTGGGAGCCACACTCCTTCGCTTAATGAGAAGTGATACCAAATCGTGTCGCATTGCTGTTGCTTTGTTACAGCTGTGCATTTGTAGCCGAAGTAGTCTTTTCCGGTTTTGTTTGACGTGCCCTTTAGCTCGACCATAGTGCCATGTTTACAGCTGGGCGGGGCGTCTTGTAACTTGCCCCCAAGCTTTTGCTCAATCTCAGCAATGGCTTCGGCGGCTTTTGGCACTCCTACCCACTCGTCCCATTTATTGTCTTCAGCTTTAATCTCTGCGACTTCAGTGACTCGTTGCATGTCTTGAACCGTTGCGCGATTTACTTCGCTCGGTGTGAGTAAGCCAATTACTCTTCCATAAACCGAAGTCGTGCAGTTTTCGACCCAATTCAGCTGATTGACTCCGCGATCTGTTCGGATCTCAAATGCGTAATCGACCGCCGCTGGGACGGTCTCTGTGTCATCTCGGTAGGCTTCGGCTCTCATCAAAATAAAACCCTTGACCACATCAATGTCTTCAATGTAGGCGACCAATCGCCCGGACGGAAATTCTGACCGGAAGCGTTTAATCCGAGAATTCACATCTTCATAATTGGTTAGATCAAAGCTCATCGCGATACGCTCCAATTCTCATTCCGACGGTGCGACCCCGGTGATACCCCTCGGATCTACCTTCTCGAAAGCCTTTTGAATAGGCCGCAAGACTGGCCAGTGCGACGATGGCGGCAAGTAGGAGAAGCTCCCACAGCCCTGAGATTATTTGCATTTCATTCATTGTTTTGCTCCCGTTTCAGAGAGCGACACTCGCGCTCCCTAGTTACAGGGTGAGCCATAAGGCGGGCAGTGTCAAGAATCCCGCTCGGTTTTGGGCGTGTCTTGCACGATTTTTCTGTCCTTGTCCTTGAGCCCATTGCTTGCCAATACCCCACCCAAAGACCCTGTCAAAAAGATTGCAAGGGTTTTAAGTAGATCAATAAACGCCGCGTCGTTTGGAGCTTGTGCGGCGACAGGCTGAGTCACAAAAATCAACGCATAAACAATCCCCAAAGTCACAACAAAGAAAACGACTGAAAGGGTGACGCCAATAAACAAAATCAATCTGGCTTTAATTTCTTCGGGGCTGAGTCTTTGTTTCATTTTTACTCCCTCGGCTTTGGTTTAATTATGTCACCCAGTAAATCTTCGGTGCATACTCCACCCACTTCGCACTGAGGCTTTTGGCACTCTGCCTTCTCCCAGTTTTCAAAGTCTTGACACGGATAGCGTGTGTAGCCGTCATAGCGTTCACATGCTGAAAGAGCCAGCACCGAAGACAGTGCCAGCCCTAACAGGATAAATCTTTGAATCAACTACTTATTTAAGCCGAAGCTTGCGTCTTTTGGATTTAGCCAGCGAAGAATTACGGGCAAGATTGCCGCAAGTCCAGCTGAGGCGATTGCTTTTGGATCTGTATTGCCTGTGGCATAAACAGCTATTGCCGCGGCTAAGAATGAGCGAGCCCATGAAGCCGCCATCGCTTTGAAGTTTGTCATTTTTTAGTCTTCTCCTTTTTTTTCGGGGTTTGTAGCTTTGGTAGGTCTCCCGAAAACTCGACAAAGTCCGGACGTCCGAAGCTGACAAAAAGAGAGATGTGACGATCCTTGACCATCACCATTCCACCATTTGCTTGATTCTTGTCCGAAGTGTTGCCTTCGATTGTTTTGACTGTGTCTTTATTGACTTCGATGACTCTAGCCACATGCTCCGGCTTTTTGCCACCGCTGAAATTCATAAACCCAAGATCTCCAACTTTGGGGGTCTTGTGCAGTTTGTTCATTTCCTTATATGCAAGCTCTCCACCGGGAGTCCAGACTGTGTTCACTACTTTGATTCCAGCTTGCTTCTCGCACCAATTCTGGAAAGAGCCACACCACGGTTTTCCGTCAGCTCTGAAAGCTTTGCCATATTTTGTGACGTTGTCCGGTGTCTCAACATAGCCAATCTCCGCAATCATTACTTCGAGAAGTTTGGCGAGTGATCCTTTTGGTGGTTGAATCATCATAAATTCTGGGTTTCATTATCAATTGGAATTTCTGGAGTTATCCATCGACAACTTTCTTCATCAAAACCTATTTGGTCTTTTGGTTCCGGTGCGATAAATGCGTCTCTTATTTCATCGTAAGTAAAACCGATTCCCGCAAAATTTTTACGGAAGCCGTTAGTTTCTGCGTTATAGCTTGTTTTTATCCAAACGCCACCTAGAGAATTTACGAAAGATTCGCCCTCATCTGGTTCACTGTTGTTACCAACGAGAACTCTGATGACTATGTTTTCTTCATCTATTTCAGCCCAGTGCGACATTAGTTCCCCTTACGCAATCAAATAACGAATAATTAC